TGAAGGGTAACAACCAAACGGACGAGATTATTGCACGAGTTCGTAAGGTATCGGTTGAAGATTTGCGTGCAGACCGTGACGCCAAAGCAGCAAAGCAAACTGCCAATCGCGTTGAACTTCTCACCGGTTTTTGTACTGCTATCTGGGGTTTCACTGGTAGTGATAGCAATCCATCATTGCCTATCATCAAGGTTGTGAGCAAGGCAATTCAGACAATCGAATGGATCGCATCCAGCTGGACTGGTAGCCCGGAATCGATCGCCGCTGAACTGATCATCATCGAGGCAGACATTGCCAAGCTGGAGAAACTTGGACGGCAAGCAGAAGGTCGTGACGAAGGTGCTTTTGTTGATGGTGTTCTCACCGCCGATGGTATGATGAAATTGGCAGAGCAAAACGGTCGGCAAGATCGCCCGCAAGCCAACAACCAAAAGATCGGCGACTACGTAGAAGAAACCATCGTCAAGAATGCTCGGATGCGTCGAGTACAAGGTAACAAGTAATTAAGCAAAGCCCCTTCGGGGGCTTTTCCACAATATGAAATGCTGCACTGCACAAAAAATTTTCTCCGCGCCTTCGGCGCTACGAAGGTCGCTACGCTCCCATAACAGATCGTCGTTTCACTCCTCAGAGGAAACGAAACAACCCCCCACTCGGAGACGATAATGAACAGACAACAAGCAACTACCTTTCTCTCTAACATTGAATGTATTAAAGCATTTGCCGAAGGTAAGGAAATCCAAGTGCATGTCCCGGAGAGTAAGAATGAGTGGCTGAATACGTCCAATCCTACATTTACATTACGTAACGCCTACCGTATCAAACCTAAACAGTGGTATCGTGTATACCAATATGGAAATGGAACCGCTACAATAGGAGATAATAGTATCTGCACAGAGATAGAAACACAAGAAAGTTGTGACTTTATCGCATGGCTAACTCCACGGGTTTACTACTAGGGCATTTCGGCTTCGCCGCCGGGCTTTCGTGAATCAAGCCAACAACATGATAAAGCCATGTTGTAGTCTTGACCCTTCGGGCTTCAATCCCTAATGCAACAACATAATTAGGCAGCAAGCTGCCCTACAACTGCAACATAAAGGCAAGGTCAAATGCCAGGGGCAGGGTAGGGTCGGTCATCGTGATTGCAACTTACATAAGGAATCTTCTACATGAAACATCAACAAGCTTTTACCCTATACAAAATGATTGGTATTATCCTCCTACTTTGCTGGGCAACACTAATCGGAACAGGCGGATACATCCTCTTTCACTTTCTTTTCAAATACTGGTGACATCATGACCCCACAACAAGCAAAAGAACTCCTTCCAATCATCACAGCATTCGCTAACAACGAAGAGATACAAACGAATGTTGGAAAGGATAACAAACCAGAATGGTGCATACTGTCCGATCTGGGATTCACAGAAAAACCCAGCCGATATCGTATCAAACCCCCACAACCATGGTATCGTGTGTATCAATACACGAGCGGAACAGCAACATTAAATACCAACAGTGGATGTACAGAACAATGGGTAGAAAATCGCCAGTCATTTATCAAATGGCTAACTGATAAGGTGTATTACTAGCATGACTTTCGCAACCAGTCATCTCAACTGGATGCTTTACCAACAACCAAGCATCTCAAAGTATCCAATCCAAGGAGAATTACATGCTGCTCAATTCCAGCAACCAAATCGTCCACGTCAACCCGAACAAAGAATTGTCAGACCACATGAAGCGCCAACTGAGAGAGAAATTGGAACCCGAAACCTACCGTAAGCATCCGATGTTCCAACTCGGATTGCGTGCACACATCAAACAATAAGTATTTATCTCGTGATAAATACTAGGTCGGTCATAGAAAGGGGAACAACATGATTTAGTACGAACGGCGCGTACCCGGATAAGACGTGACAATCATATAAATCATTTAAGATTGGAAACACCACATCCTCTATATCATGAGGATGTGCTGGGTGTCAAGCTCATATGGATGAGCAGTCGGCTCATAATCGACAGGCAGTGAGTTCGAACCTCACGGCACCCACCACAGCCGGATTAGCTCAATGGCAGAGCAGTGGATTTGTAACCCACCGACAACAGTTCGACTCTGTTATCTGGCACCAAAGAATATATGCGGGTATGGTGAAATTGGTAAACATAGCAGACTTAAAATCTGCCGGCGATAGCCTTGTCGGTTCGAGTCCGACTACCCGCACCAAACAAGAAAGATCTTTATGCTACCCTTTCATGAATGGAAAGCAAAACAAATCAAAAAAGATGGTATCCAATACCCAAAAGACTATTACTATAGTCTATATGGACGATACTGTAACAAACAACGAAAGAAATGTCAACAGACATAGAATATACTTGGTATCATCAAACATCTTAGGAGAACATTATGTATATATGTTATAGTAATGAGACACAACATGCAGCAATGGGTAGAACAGCACAAGAGGCTTTCGACAATCTGCAAGAGAGTATTGCGACAATCTTCGAGGATTGTGCCTTCTATACAATCTCAGATGAAATCCACATGAAGATTACCATCGTACCCGCCCAGGTAATCACCAAGAAGTAATACAATAGCGACAAATAAATACCGGCAATCCCTACAACCCTTGATATGAGGGGTCGCACCATGTATTTAAAAGTAATGAACCTCTGTTTAGCACTACTTGTAGCAGCTATTAGTATCTGTACCTCAGTATGCCTTATGGCATTAACCATACAATACGTACGTAACACGGCTTTTAGTTAAAGGTCGGTCATGCTAATCCTCATCAACATCCTCTGGGTAGTATTATTACTACTCATCTATCTACTCATCTTTACCTAGGAAATACAATGAAACCTATCGTACATTACATTCCATCAAAGTATGACTTCATTCGTGAAGATGTTCCAGCAACAATCTGTAAACCAGTTGATCACCCCACGTGCTCCAACAACAGGGCAATTATCACCTCCAAAGTGATTGCAATTGATCATAATGGCTTTGAAACCAAACATTCCATCTACCGCCATGCTTGAAATCCTCAAACTTTTCTGTTCTTTCGTCCTCTTTTCTGTAATCGCAGTAGTATCTGCCACAAAATACAAAGAATATAATACAAAGACTATCGTGTGTCCTTCCGAAGAGACTTTAGTACAAGCAATGACGGATGGCAACGATGTCCTCTGTGTTTACACAAAAGAATCCCTTCAATCAAAAAAGTTGTATTATAAAAAAGGAGTATTAACGTGAGCCTACAAATTGGAGATAAGGTACTAATCTATCGTAAAGTAAAGAAAGCAAAGAACTGGGGTAATAGCTGGGTAGATAGTATGAATGAACTTGTTAGAAATGTCTATACAGTAACCAGACTAGATACCGGATATGGATACCGGCTATCTAATGGTATCTATGCCTTTCCACGTGCTTCTCTTAAATTAATAGCGAAAAAGAAATGAAACCTCTCCTAATCTGTATCATCTTAGCCCTATCTGGCTGTGCTACATGGGACAACGGCAACTGGGATAGTGAGTACATCCCCTTCGATTATCGATAGCTCTTATGGCACGTAAATGGAAACGCCAACAAGTTATCCAATTGGATACAACAGATATGATTGAACATTCAATCAACCGATATGAAACAAAAGTAATTCCAGCTTACACACATACTCCCCAAACCTTCCAACGATCTGCTCTGGTAACAGTACCAAACGGCCAGCAGTTTTATAGTAAGGAAAAGTACGACGCATACATCAAAGATTTGAAGGCTCGGGGCTTTGATGCCGGCGTAGAAATTGTTACAAAGTATGGTGTCCCAGGAAAGATAGGTAGATTCTTGGAATGCCCTATGCATGGTATTGCATTTTATACAGATGCAAAACCGAATGTGATGTACATTATGCGACACAATAATGACTATACATCCATCGCATACAACGAAGATGAAATTAAACTCGTAGAAATTACAGAAGGAAGTGCAGAATGAAAGTTATTCACATCAACAACAACCTATTTGACATCTTCTTCAACATTGGTTGGGACAATTGGGCACGCTTTGCCATTCGTGGCAACAAGGCAGTGCAAGTAGCAGGAGTAGAAGTTCCCAGTAACATCCAACATTTCCTGGCAAAACGTTACAACAAATGAAACGTATCTTATTCTCTGCCCATTATAACTGTATGCATGACCCATTCAAATTGATTGGTGATGTGCGTTCAGTTCAGTCAGCAGATGATCTCGTCCCCAATGGAGTGCTACTTCTCCATGGGGGTGAGGATATCTCACCTGCTATTTATAATCAACCAAGCAATTCGTGGTGTAGAGCAGACGACAAACCCAGTCGTCGAGATGTACTAGAGATGCGATTGATTGATCGTGCTGTTAAGATGGGCTTGCCCATCGTTGGCATTTGTCGTGGTGCGCAGATGTTGTGCGCCATGGACGGCGGATCACTTGTTCAACACATCCTAGGACATACAGCAGGGAATGGACATAGTATTGTAGATACTCGTACCAACGAAGAACTACATACTAATTCCTGTCATCACCAAATGATGGTGCCTAATAAATACAACACAGTCGTAGCCGTAGATAAATCACGTACAATTAACGCATACGCAGAAGACGATAAAGAATTTCATGTCTCTGTTGTACCGGAAGTTGTACACTTCACAAAACTAAACGCCCTTGGAATTCAAGGGCATCCCGAATGGGTACCAGGTACAAACTTTCAAAAGTATTGTACTAAACTTATTCAAGACTTTCTATATAAGGATTAAACATCATGAGCTTTAGCATCGGTGCTGACCCAGAGTTCTTCCTGAAACTCAACAAGCAACACGTCTCGGCTGTTGGCTTGATCGGAGGTAGTAAGGATTTCCCACGCCCCCTTGAGAAAGCGGGCTTCGCTATCTTGGAAGATAATGTCAGTGTTGAATTCAACATTGCACCTTGTCACAACCACGAGGAATTCATCAATGCTATTGCTTATGTGATGGACAACCTCAAGCAAGTATTGCCTGAACATGAGTTCAGTCAAGACTCATCGGTGTCATTTGATCCAAAAGAGTTGGATCATCCACAAGCACTAGAGTTTGGATGTATGCCAGACTACAATGCCTGGACTAAAGAGATCAACCCAAGCCCCAAGGCGGAAGATGCCACGCTTCGCTCTGCTGGTGGTCATGTACATGTGGGTACTACAGAAGATCCAATTGAAGTCATCCGTGCAATGGATCTGTTTCTTGGTGTTCCCTCCACTGTCCTTGACTGCACACCGCAAGCATTGGCCCGACGCCAGTTGTATGGCAAGGCCGGATGCCATCGCATCAAAGAGTATGGGTGTGAGTATCGTACCCTCAGTAACTTCTGGATCTTCTCCCCCAAGATGATTCAATGGGTATATGAACAAACCCAAAAGGCTGTAGAATTTGTGGCCGCTGGGAATAAGGTAAGTGATGAGGTCGGTCATCTCATTCAACAATGTATCAACAACAATGACAGGAAGGCATATGACGAACTGGTTAGCCAAACTCACGGACTTGCCTGAAGGGCATGAAGGCATCCGAACAGACTTCGACAAACGCTATACAAATACATACATGGTTGATGTTGTTGATAACAAACCACGAATCGTCTTCTTCATCGGATGTGATGCAAATAGCTACCATTTCCGTGATGTACTAACAGACAACACAACCATCTATACAAAACAAAGTGACGTAAATATTACTCCATTCCTTCCAGGAGTGGGGTATTACAACGTACAAGGCATTCCAATGTATTTGTATAAAGTACCACAGAAACAATGGAAACGTAGTTTTTGTACTAGCATCTATGTTACTCCAACCTTACCAGGACGATACAATACTGATCCTCGTTGGAAAGCATTAGCAGTAGAAGCACTACATCCATCCTATGCACATTTAGATGAAATCTCAAAAAAGATCTTCTCTTTTGTTGCAGTTAGTAAGAAGTTTGCAATACAACAAGATGAACAAAGTAATATCAATCTTCTATATCGACAGTATGTTGTAGGAAGATTGGATTTTAATCTACGTACAATCACAGTAGTACAACCAATCTTCTTACAAGAGATCCAAGATTTGCTTAAATACACAGGAGTTCAAACATGGAATTTAAAGTAAACAAAGCTCGCATCAGTTCCTTCTTTGATCTTCCTACACTGGGGCAAGCAAGTCGAGAAAAATTGTATGTAGCACAAGATGCAACATTCAAAAATAAATATGATTTTGTACAACGTGCATTCATCTTTGGTATTGAAGTTGAAGTAGAGAATGTACCAAATCCCACCATCGCACATGAATATCGTCCATACTGGGATATCACAGTAGATAATAGCTTGCGTAATAATGGTGTAGAATTTGTATCTATCCCATTAAAATGTACGCAAATTGAGGCTGCTCTGCATCAATTAAATACATCATTGCCCAAAGATGCAGACTTCTCACCACGAACTTCCGTGCATGTACATATGAATGTCCGGGATCTTTCTATTGAACACATCACCAATCTGTTGTTAACTTATACAGCAGTAGAAGAATTGTTGTTTGATTGGGCAGGAGAAACACGCACTAATAATGTGTTCTGTGTAAGACTTACAGACACAGATTATGTAAATATGTATAGAGATTTCACAGAAAATCCACGTAGAGTTGTAGATCGCTGGAATAAATACACAGCATTAAACTTCCACCCAATGGAATGTAAAGGTACAGTAGAATTCCGACACATGGAAGGGACAGCAAACAGTCAACGAATCATGACGTGGATTAATCTACTTTCCTGTATAAAGCTGTATGCAAAACAACAAAATATCACTCAATTAATTTATACATTACAAAATCTTAATTCAACATCAGAATACGAAGCTTTTCTGTTTGATGTTTTTGGTACATTAAGCACACATCTTATCCCAAAGAAACATACAGTACAAGAGAAGATGGAAAATGCTATCAGTTACATTAAATTAGCAACAATCAACAGAGAAATACAAGAAGAGATACGCCTCAGATTTGATCCAGAACCTAGGCCAATTCCAGGACCCGGAGCGCGCCGACTATGGCAAGAACTAGAACAAACAATGGTAAGAGCAGTCACAACACCACAAGAACGAATGGAGTTTTAATATGTGTGGCATCGTCGGTATGATCTCAAAATATAAATCAGGATTCAATAATAAGGATGCTGATATTTTTCAACAGATGCTCTATGCCGACGCTATTCGTGGTTGGGATGCAACAGGTGTTTTTGGTATTACTAAAATTGGTAATGTCGAAATCAAGAAACAAGCATCGGCTGCTGGACACTTTGTAAACACACCACAATACAAAACATTTAATTCTCGTATGTTCCAAGAGTATCAAATGGTGATTGGACATAACCGTAAAGCAACTCACGGGGAAAAGAAACACGCAGATGCCCATCCCTTCTGGGATGAGAACGAGGATATCTGTCTTGTCCACAACGGAATGATTGGAAACTATAAAGAGTTCTGTTCTAAATCTACAGTAGATTCCGCAGCTATTGCTAATGCCCTTGGTGTTGGCAACGTCGACGATGTAATCGGAGACATCACCGGGGCTTTTGCTTTCATTTGGTATGATGTCACAGATAAGACCATGTATTTCATTCGCAATGCACAACGTCCACTGTATATCCTTGAAACCACATCAACGTTTCTAGTTGCATCAGAAGATTCCCTGGCCTATTGGATTGCTAAGCGCAATGGTGGTACAATCACATCATGTATTGATCTAAAACCAATGACTTTGTATTCCATCTCATTGGAAGATAGAAAGTTAGTTGAGTTACGTACCATTGAACCTAAAAAAAAAGTTACCCCTATTCAGTTTCCAACGGTTTGTACGACTACTGGGGAGATGCATACTAACCCGCAATTGAATGACGCGCCAAACAGTTATTTCCTTACACACAATGATATCCATTCAATGGATCAAGCACTAGACAAGATTCATCGTGGTGATAGAATACTAGTTAAAGTGGATGCATATGATATCATTGGTACTAATGCATACAATCTTAAATGTCAAATGTTAAATACGGACAGGGACTTCTTAAAGATTATCATCTTTCTGAATAAGACCCTCTTTGATGAGCTTGATCTTACCCAGATCATCTCAGGCAAAGTCACTAACATCTTACAACGAGAGAAATATCTCACCATCTATCTTAGTGATATTGCCGAACAAGACGAACGAACTACCATCAACAACTATGATGTATCGTATGAGATGTGGATGGATGAAAGGTTCCCATGTGCATGTGATCTGTGTACAAATAAGATTACATGGAACACCCTAACAGAATGCGAAATCTTAATTGACAATTACCAAGTCATTGCCCTATGTCCAACCTGCTCAGGAAAACATAAACATGTATAATCGAGTAATCCTTGTCCCATACAAGATGGGAAGTGCTGCTTGCAAAGCACTCAAAGATGCCCTGATTGATGCTGGTATTCCATGTATCCGTCGTATGGCAAACAGTACACGACCAACTCGCAAGACAGATCTACTCATCTACTACGGTGGAACAAATAGTGTACAAACAAATCGTGGTGTTGAGATGAATAGCACACGAGATATTGCACAAGATAAACTCTTAGCCTTCCAACGCCTATGGGAACATAATATTCGTACCGTTGAATGGACTACAAGCAAAGAAGTGGCCGCTGCATGGCCTATGGCTGTCGCCAGAGCCACACTGACAGGGCACAGTGGTCAGGGTATCACCACGCATGAGAAAGGCCAGCCACTGCCCGATGTAAGGCTTTACACGAAATATATGAAGAAGACGTTTGAATGTCGGATTCATGTAATGAATGGGTCGGTCATCGATGCACAAATCAAACGCAAACGACAGGGAGAAACAGATGCTAATAACCTTATTCGTAATGCTCACACTGGCTGGGTATATTGTCGGGATGATTATACTCCAACAGATCAAGCAAAAGATATTGCCATTGCCGCAGTTAATGCTCTGGACCTTGATTTTGGTGCTGTGGATCTCATATTTAATCAATATTACAACTCATACTACGTCTTAGAAGTAAACACTGCTCCCGGACTTGAAGGGACAACCCTTACAAACTATGTAAAAGGAATCAAAAATGTCTGTCAAGCTTAATTTTGTCCCAAACAAAACCTCACAACCCACAGATCTACTGCTTATGCAAAATCCTGGACAATGGCTTTGGGGGAAAGCATGTAAAAATGCCAACAATTACGACACAGTTAGTTATTTTACAACTTGTAAAGATTATCTAATCGATCTTAAATACCGTCGTAGTCATCTGGCAATGAAAGGTGAATGGGAAACAGAACAATGGGAAAGTAATTGTTATTATATTGTTTTTCCAAATGATGTAGTATATGAGACATTTCTAACAAATGTTAAAGAATGTCTGAATGTTTATGAAAAACTACATCATTTCACTAAAACTACAGTGACACCAGTGGAATTAGCAGAACCTACAACGCTAAAAATTGTAGTAATTACTGGTAGTAGTATGTGGACAAAGAACACATGTGCCCTTTCTTTCTATCTTAGTCTTGTTCGTTTATGTGGTTATGTTAAATATAACCCAAAAGATCTTACTAAAGTGCTTATCTCAAAAGATTGGAACCTATGTAATGAAACAAGATATTTTTATAGTATGACAACATTAGATAAAGAGACATATAACTATTTCTACCAAAACCCAAGGGAATTAACTAAAAAACCCTCAAAAAAATATCATATTACTGGTGCAAGTACTAATTTTGCCTTGGATATAGGACATGGAGCATCTGGTTTGTTCTATCTCTTAAAATATGGTGCCTATCTACGTGAAAATGCAAGTAATTATCCAACAATAACTACAAATTTCTTTTACAAGAAAATTATGGAGTTTCGAACGAATGTCTAGATGTAAAGCATGTGATAGAAAGATGACTGAGTTAGAGATGTGTCGAAAGGCATTCTCTCTAGCTACAGGGAAGGTTGAGTATGTTGAATTGTGTACTCATTGTACACAAGATGATGATGAGGCGGTGGAATTTTGCCAACGTAAAGCAAAACAAAACCATCGTGAGGAATATGACGAGTGAAACATACATCATCAGACATGAACAATGTCCAAAATGCCATGAATTAGGGAGGGATAATGGAAGAGATAACCTTGGTGTATATTCTGATGGGCATCATTGGTGCTATAGTTGTGGGTATCATCGGTCTGGGAATGCACTCAAAAGATTCATTGCAATGGGACAACAACACAACACAAATGAATCTAAGATCACTCTCCCATACGATGTCTGCCGAGATCTCCCGACTGACGCAAGAAATTGGTTCTATCAATACGGCTTTACAGAACATACTGCAACCAAACACCGAATCATGTGGTCAGAGTCAAAGCAAATGCTCGTGTTCCCATACGTCATCGAAGGAGAGTTACTTGGGTGGCAAGGGAGAACATTTGGTGCGGATAAAGCCAAAAGGAAGTGGTTCACCCAAGGAAAAGTCGATGATTTTATATATACCTTGGGAACCAGAGGAAGAGAACTAACTCTCGTAGAATCCATCATCAGTGCCATCAAAGTCAGTCGTGTTGCAGAGGTAAGTCCCATCTTCGGATCTACTATATCTAACCAACGCCTCTTGCGCATTAGTAAATTATATGATAAGATTACTATATGGCTTGATCCAGACAAACGTACAACAGCCATCAAGGCTGCCCATACAGCACAACTCTTTGGGTTAGAGACACATGTAATATTAGCAGATAAGAAACCTAAAGATTATTCTATAGAGGAAATAGATAGGTACATAAATGACTAAACAACTATCTCACATACAACTAACAGATACATTATCACTATCAGAATGCACTGATGGTTTTTGGTTATATGATACGACACGTGGAATGAATCTATCCATAAGAGCAAAAACAGCAGAAATTGCTTTTGTTGAAGCGCTTATGTACTATCAGACAAGACTAAAAGAAGTGAAAGATAGATACAATTTACTAGACAAACAAGTAAATGTATTTGTATCTCAATTTATAATTGAAGATTGGAAATAGAAACATGGATAAGGAACTGATCGCCCACGAATTATGGGCAGCAGCGCAACTTACGCCGGGCGAAGGCATTGAAGATGGAGCCGGGCGGATCGCCGACATCCTCGCCCGAATCGGCGCCGAGCGTAGTGTGCTAAAAGCACAAAGTATCAAACAAGAGAAAGTTACAGCATTTTTTAATACTAATGCACATCTGGAAGCTAAGGTCTCTATGTTACAAGCCAAGGTCGCGCAGCAAGCCGCGCTGATCGAGCAGTGCGAGAAGGTGTTGATCGAGTCTCGTGATGATGTCGAATCTGAACTGATTCGATCCAAAGAATTTGCAGGATACAAACGATACGACGACGAAGTTAAACGGCAAATGGATCAGCTAGTTAGGCACGATAAGACCCTCGCCGCCATCGAAGCATACAAACTAAAGGAGTAGAATGATTCGACCAGAAGCTGCCTTAATCAAGGTACTCTTAGAGCTAGAAGTTTACAATAAATATCGCTCATTCATTACAATCAAGGATGATAGAGAACTCCAAACTCTTTACACCTTCTTAGATAAACTTATGGAAGAGTACCAGAGAGATGTAAGCTTCGACGAATATAGCTTGACTGTAATGAGTAATATCCAACAAGACAAAGAGGTAACTCTAGCCTTATTGACAGTAATTAAAGAAGCTAATGTTGCTAAAGACGTAGCTGAACAACTACTGATTCAATACAAGGAACGAAGTCTTGCACATGATGTAGCATTACTTGCTATTGGAGTAACTGAAGGTAAGAAATCTTTCCAGGAATTGCAGGAAAGTCTCACTCAGCATGGGAATATTGCTGAAGAAGTGCAAGACACATCCTTTGTATCTGATGATCTAGATACTCTGCATACAGATTTCGTAGCACGGCATGGACTAAGATGGCGACTTCAAACATTGAATAAGATGTTGGGTAGTCTTCGTCGTGGTAACTTTGGTTTTATCTTTGCTAGACCAGAGACAGGTAAGACTACATTCCTTGCATCAGAAGTCACCTACTTTGCAGAGCAACTAGCAGAAACTGATGGTCCTATCCTTTGGTTTAACAACGAAGAGGATGGCAATCAGGTTCAGATTCGATGCTATCAAGCATCTCTAGGTGTAACCAGAGACGAGTTGTTTATCGATAAGAGAGACTCCAACCTCCGTTACCATGCCCTAGTCAAAGGTAAGTTAAAGATATATGATTCGGCTAGTATATCTAAAGCACAAGTAGAACGTATATGCCGCGAGTACAACCCCTCTTGCATTATCTTTGATCAACTAGATAAGGTTAAGGGTTTTACAGGGGATCGAGAAGATCTCCGTCTGGGAACCATCTATCAATGGGCTAGGGAACTAGCAAAGATGTATTGCCCAGTAATCGGAGTCTGTCAAGCAGATGGTACAGGTGAAGGAAAGAAGTGGCTAACAATGGACAACGTAGCGAATGCCAAGACAGCCAAGCAAGCAGAAGCTGATTGGATATTAGGTATTGGAGCTACACATCAAGATGGATTTGAATTCATCCGCCACCTTCATGCTAGTAAGAACAAACTATCTGGTGACTTAGACACTGACGCATCTATGAGACACGGAAAGGTCGACTGTATCATAGAACCCACTACTGCAAGGTATAAAGACTACTCATGAAACAAGCAGAAGCAGATGCTGTGGCTAAACGAATACGCAATCACACTACAATTCCTATTGGTTACAAGGAAGAATTAGTGAATGCTATTTGTTATGCCCTAACTGAACAAGATCAATTCTTCAATATCAAACGCTTTAAAGATATGGCCCTTATGGAATTCCCCGAAGGGTGGCCTAACAAAATGGATCGACTATGAAAAAAGACAAACAAATCACTTTGATACACGATAAAGTGCAAAAGTTAGCCATATTGATTAGCAGTATTGACGTGGACATCAAAAAGTTCTTATACACTCCTGAGAACTACGTGGCCTCAGAATATTTTCAAGACGTTGGTGAAGCCACAAACGAAGCACAACTTATAATGAACACTATCAGCACACTATTGGTAGAAGAAAACTGGAGGAGTAGCCATGAAAATCAAGACCAATAAGCTAATCGGTCGCCCACTGGATTACACAGTGGCGAAATGTGAGGGGCTAAATATTGAGTTTATCGGAGTTAAAAACGACGACGACCCAATCAAGTTCTGGCCCAACGCCGGAAATCAGAATTACCAGTTTTCAACCAGCTGGGCTATCTGTGGCTCGATCATCGAGCGGGAGAGGATCACCTTGCACACGGCAGATGAGACGTTGTGGAGTGCCTGTCTTGGCGACCCTTTCGGGGCAAAGCGAAGAAAAGGCGAAAGTTTGCACAGCTATATCGGCCCAACACCCCGCATCGCTGCGATGCGCTGCTACGTCGCCTCGAAGTTAGGTGATGAGATTGATATACCAGAGGAACTAGCATGAAACGTTTTCGAGTACCAGTAGATTTGTTTGTATATGCAGAAACAGCAGAAGATGTTGAGAAACGTGCATATGCCTTCATGAAGGATGCACAACGAGATGTAGGACCACAGTATAACCTAAGTGGATTTATCTTCCCAGTTGGTTATCCAACAGAAGAGGAACCACCAGGAGTTACTACGTGATTTATCTATTAATATGTAATAATCAAGACGACCCTCCATATGTATATGCAGCATATAGAAATAATATAGATGCCTTGATAGAAAAAAGTAGTCAAGAAACAAAGCAACTTCTTTTAGATCGTTTTGATACAACAGATTGGTATATAGAAGAGTATGAACTTCGATGAAAATCTTCTCGCTAGATGTCGAAACAACAACCTTTAAAAAAGGAGATCCCTTTGCTTCCAATAATCATATGGTCCTTGGTGGCTATGGTACTGATACCAGTTACCATACGTTTGTTCCAGATAATGTGCAACGAGTACAAAACATATTGGACTCGGCCACACTGGTCGTACTTTTTAATGCAAAGTTCGATTTACATTGGTGTCGTAGGATCGGTATTAACTTTAGTATACGTCTTCCTGTATGGGATTGCCAGTTAGCTGAGTTCATCCTTAGCAATCAGCAATGGCGTTACCCTAGTCTGGATGAAGCGTGTGAACGCCGAAACTTACAACGTAAACTAGATGTTGTTAAGACACAGTATTGGGATAAAGGGATTGACACACCAGACATTCCACATGAAATCTTAGATGGATACCTCAAGGGTGACATCACTAGTACTTACTTGCTTTATCTTGCTCAAGTAGCTGAGTTCAAGAAACCAGAACATGCCAGTAAGTATAAGTTATTTCGTATATGTTGTTATGATTTGCTGGTACTACAGGAGATGGAATATAATGGATTCTTATTTGCATGTGACGAAGCGAAGGCTGAGTCTCTACGCTTGGAGAAAGAAAGTACCAAGTATGATGCAATCATTTATAAAGAATTTCCTGATATCCCTCTTAATCTTGGTTCTCCTTCGCACATCAGTTGTATGTTATATGGTGGAGAGATCACAGAAAAAACTCGTATCCCAATCGGAGTGTACAAAACCGGAGATAAGGTAGGACAACCTCGATATCAAATACTAAATCAAATATATAAACTAGAGAGACTCGTAGAACCCTTGAAGGGAAGTGAACTAGCTAAGGAAGGATACTATGGAACAAATGAAGACATCCTCAAGTCGCTTAAAGGATCAGGAAAAGTATCTAGAATTATTGCAGCTTTACTTGACAGAAGAGGAATTGAGAAGCTTCGGGGTACCTACTATGACGGCATTCCTAAACTCATTGAAGAACACACCTGGACTGACTCAACTGTACATGGACAGTTTAATCAATGCGTTGCAGTTACAGGAAGACTCAGCAGCACCAAACCAAATCAACAAAATCTCCCAGGAGGATGCAAGAAATTCTGTTGTTCCCGATATGAGATGTAAACATCTCATAGAGTTTATGATGGGCATAGTCATAATGACTACGCATACCGATGTACTAAATGTAGTAATATAGAATGGATATGATATGACAATTAATGGACGGACGTACCATACATGGGATGATTGGCGATCACAAGGCTTTCGTGTGATTATCGGAGAACGTGCCTACTATCGTAATCAGTATGGCACCTGTGTATTCTCACGGGATCAGGTAACACGTAGTAAACCTCGTTATAGTATCCAATACTACCCTAACTTTTATTAACCATGGCAATTATAAATGCAGATGCGAAAAGCTTAGAATGGATTTCGTATCTCTTCCTCAGCCAAGATAAGAATGGAATTCAAGAATGGTTAGAATTCGTGGACAACCCAAAACTAAATGACATACATACCAAAAACCAAAAAGACCTCAACCTCATATCTCGCCTCATCAGTAAGATCTTTCTGTTTAGGTGTATTTATCGCGGGCCTGCTTTTGCTTATGCACATGATCCTGACTTCTGCAAAGTAAGTACAAACGTCAAGTTCTGGCAAAAGATTATAGATACCTTCTTTGAGAAATATTATGGACTCAACCAAAAGCACATCCAACTCATCCAAGAAGTCACTACTAGAGGATATAACATCAGCCCTTTTGGACGACATCACCCACACACTCAACGACAAACGTCGAGAGGCCCAGAATGGAACATCCCCGACATCTGTAACCATGTCAATCAAGGATGCGGAGCTGATGTCATGGCAGTTGCACGTGTTACGTTTGCTAATCGTTGGATGCAATCCGGACTAGAAGGTAAACTCATCTCCACTGTACATGATAGTATTGTACTGGATGCTCCACAAGCGAGTGTCATTCCAGCGACAATTATGATTCATGAAACATTCCGAGATTTACCCAAGAGTATCTCCAAAGCATTCGGAGTTAATTGGAACTTGCCATTGTTGTGCGAAGTTGGGGCAGGACCAAACATGAAAGAGTTAGAAGAGGTTATAGTATAGGGGGTCGGTCATGAATACACCACAAGCATTAGAACATGAAGTACTCGTTAATCGATACATCTATTATGTGTTAGATAGTAACATCTTATCTGACTATGATTATGATCTCCTTGAACGAGAAGCACGTGCACTATGTCCTATTGAATCACCCGTACATGGGATTGGCTCATCCCTACGTACTTCATATCCACAAGAAGTGGAAAATGATGCTATGAGCCGTATTAGTTAACTATAAAGGAATACAATGCAATTCGCAATCGAAGTCATCAATGTACAGAGTACCACTAAGCCTACCAAGACTGGTAGCTACACCATGCTTGACGTTGCATTCAAACGTCTTGACACTGGTAAGATTGAGGGTAAGAAGGTTGTCTCATTCACCAATAAGGAAATCTTCAACCTGTTGTCCAAGGCAACAAATGGTAGCCAATTTACTATCACGTCGGAAAAGAATGAGCAAACGACTTACTGGGAATGGACTGCTGTGGTGCCTCTTGGCGCAGATAAGGTACCTCAAGATGCCCAATCAACCACCAACCAACCTACTAAGGGCTTTGCATCACCTAAGAGCACTTATGAAACCCCAGAAGAACGTGCTGCTAGGCAAGTGTTGATTGTTCGTCAATCCAGTTTGTCTAATGCCATTGAATCTCTTAAGGTGGATAAGAAACCTGTAGATGCTGATGAAGCTTTGCAAGTAGCAAACATCTTTGCTGCATGGGTTTTCCAGAAGGATATCCCTCTTGGTGATCCTACTGGCTTCGCTGATATGGCTGATGATATTCCCATGTGATGCAGTTACTTATTGATGGAGACATTGTGGCCTATAGATGCGCAGCATCTATGGAGCCATCTAAGAAAGCAGCACCAAGAGAATTAACACAAGAAGAAACAAACTTTGAACGTGAAATTGCTATAGCAAGGTGTGATACTCTCATGCGAGAGTTAATCCATACTACTCAAGCAGACACGTATCAATGTTTTATTTCTGGTGGTGGGAATTTTCGATATAAAGTTTATCCAGAGTATAAAGCCAACCGTAAAGATACTGTTGATCCTCGCTTCCGTGCAGATTGTAAGGAGTTTTTATTAAAAGAATGGAACTCCACAGTTTCTCAGGGATGTGAGGCAGATGATCTTCTTGGTATAAATCAAATGGCTTTGTATTATTCAGATGTGTATGATGTTGCCGAAGGAAAACATAAAAAGAATTCATTTGAAACCATTATAGCAACAATTGATAAAGATCTTCTGATGATTCCTGGTTGGCATTATAACTGGGTACGAGATGAAAAGACTTATACAGCCCCATTAGATGGTATTAAGTATTGCTATAAGCAAATGCTCATTGGAGATAAGGCAGATAATATTATTGGTGTTGCTGGCCTAGGTCCAGTTAAAGCAGGAAAATTAATTGATAATCTGGAAACAGAACTAGAGATGATTAACGTTGTACTAGATCTCTATAATGATGATACAGAACGATTTGTTCGTAACATTATGTGTTTATGGATTATGCAAAGAGAGGAAGAAACATGGGCGCATCGCGTCGATCACTCAGTTTTACCAAGCCAATTGAGACTAGAGGTGGCAGCAGTATTAGAATCTACGAAGTATTCGATGGGCGATATATTAATGGAGCCTATTATGATCCCGCCGATGACATCTGGTATTCTTGTCAATGGGGAATGGACGGAATCTATGGAAGCAGTAAGTCTGCCCTTGATTTAGTTAATCGTAGTCTCTATTCAGAAGAGTCCAAGGATAATCCGTAATGGATTGGACTCCAGGCAGAAAGAAAAGTTTCATTGTATCTGCACTACGTACTGGAGCCAGACGTTGGCCTCCGAAGTATGAGACACTAATAGAAGCATGTACTGGACAGAAGATTAATCAGAACTCGGGCCGACTAGCAAAACATTATACTTGTGCCCACTGCCTCCATGAATTTCCTGCAAAGGATGTGGAGGTGGATCACATTGATCCTGTCGTATCTACTAGTGATGGATTTATGGATTGGAATATCTTTATTGACAGGTTGTATTGTCCTAAAGAAAATCTACAAGTCCTTTGTAAAGTTTGTCACAAGAAAAAAACAAAAGAAGAAAGGCTACTACGTTGACTTGTCACTTAGTAATTCCAGATGTACAAGTAAAACCTGGGCAAGATGTATCATTCCTAACCGCTGTTGGTAAGTATATCGTAGAGAAGAAACCAGATCGAGTTATGTGTCTTGGTGACTTTGCTGATATGCCATCTCTTAGTGTCTATGATTTTGGTAAACGTTCGTTTGAAGGTCGTCGATATCGTGATGATATTCAGGCCTCACGACATGCAATGGATGTTCTATTGAAACCCTTACAAGACTTTAATCAGAATGCCTTAAAGAATCGGAAGAAACAGTATCATCCTAGTATGGATCTTTTCTTAGGTAATCATGAAGATCGTATCAATCGTGCTACCAATGAAGATTCTAAACTAGATGGCACTATCTCTATTGATGATCTGGGATATCATGAATATGGTTGGACAGTGCATCCATATCTTGTACCAGTAATCATTGATGGTATTGCTTATAGCCATTACTTTGCATCGGGTGTAATGAATCGAGCAATTACGTCTGCTCGTGCCTTGGTCACAAAGAAGCATATGAGTTGTATCCAAGGACATAATCAAAAGATGGAGATTTACAATGAATACAGGGCAGATGGCAAAATGCTCACAGGACTTTTCGCAGGATGCTGCTACTTGCATGATGAAGACTACCTTGGACCCCAAGGAAACAACTACTTCCGAGGAATCCACATGTTGTATGAAGTCGACGACGGTAGTTTCCAATGCCATAGTATCACCCTGGACTACCTTCTTAAACGATTTAAATGAAGGCTATGACTACGGAAAAATTACAGACAGATTCTAGTCTATCTATTCAGATAGGTGGAAATCATTATAAGGATTTTGTTATCCAACCAGTAGAGTATATACATGCAAATAATATTCCTTTCATTGAAGGGAATATTATTAAGTATGTTACTCGTTGGAGACTAAAGAATGGTAAGGCAGATTTAGAGAAAGCAAAACACTTTATAAATCTTTTAATCGAGTTAGAAGGGAAAGAATGAACATTATTGAATATCAGCGTCGTACCCTTGATACTGCTGTCTACCCAGGAGCAGGTGAGCATGGCTTCCAAGAGATTAATTATCTTGTACATGGATTGACATCAGAAGCTGGTGAAGTTTCTGGTAAGTTGAAGAAGATTATCCGTGGTGATGTTGTTCCACCAGAAGCTTTCTTGGCAGAAATTGGTGATGTTCTTTGGTATCTTGCTCGTATCTGTGATAACGTTGGTGTAGATTTGGAACAAGTAGCCGAATATAATTACAACAAATTGCAAGAACGTGCTAAACAGAAGGTGATTCGAGGCTCTGGAGATAATAATGAAGATCGAATTATTAAAGCTGACTGATGATGCTACTAATTTTATTGGCGATTGTAGTGGCATTTGCTACAACTCCAAACGGACAGTAGAGGCTAATACAAAGCGGGCAGTCTCGTGCCTTGATAGGGGGCATCTTGCCACCCTACGCTTTGCTACAGCAACATTTCATGTTACTGGTATCTCTCGTATCTGTTCACATCAGTTTGTTCGTAGTAAGCACTTAGAATTTCTACAACAATCTCAGCGTTATGTCAATCAATCTGAAGTAGGTTTTGTCTATCCAAAAACATCCTTGGATTATCAAATCTCTATTGCTTACCAATATGCAATGAATGTCTACGAATCTCTTATTAAACAAGGAATGAAGAAAGAAGATGCACGCTTTGTTCTCTCTGCTGGGATTCAGACAGAACTTGTAGTTACTGGTAACTTTCAAGCATGGAAAGATTTCATTGCTTTGCGTAGTGGTAAGGATGCACAACAAGAAATTCGATCTGTGGCAATTAGAATTAACAACACATTAGCGGAACATTGTCCACTATTATTTGAGGTTATGGAATGATCACTATTACGGAAGATCGTTATAAAAGTCTACTAGCAGATGAAAAAGAATTACAAAGATTACGAAATGCTGGAGTAGATAATTGGTCTGGATATGATTACGATGAAGATGATACGGATGATGAATCTTATTCAGATATATATGGAGAAGAGGCATGAGTCTTTTACTTACAACTCTTCTATCTGCACTAGTTCCAGTTGGTGTAGAAGGGATTAAACAAGGTATTAATGTCTTAGTGGGTGGTGTTAAACCTACTACTGTGGCCGAACAGATTCAACTAGATGAGCAAGAGATTCGTCGCATGGGGGCTGTTGCTGCCCTTGATACTCCTGTTGGTACACCTAGCCAATGGGTAGTTGACTTGCGTGCCTCTGCGCGTTACCTAGCTGCCTTCACTGTCATTCTGGGTGGTGTTGGTCTTGCCTTTAGTGGAGTTGATGCTGCCATCAAAGCTATCGGTCTTGAGGGTGCAAACATTGCTTTTGGTTTTCTCTTTGGTCAACGTATCGTAACTGGATTTAAGAAATGACACCAGAAGAATTAAACACAATCCTAGTAGATTATGATCCAGCTACATTGGTTGATAAGTTGGAGATTACTTCCGAAGAGATTGTAGACAGGTTTGATGATAAGATAGAAGATAAATTTGATGAGCTTGTCGAAGAAGAAACAAGAGTATCTTGAACGTAAGGCATCTTTAGTTAAGAAGGTATTAAAGAATGCAACAAAACAAAAAGAACAATTAAAAGAATTAAAGGATTATGCAAATAAATCGATTCAAGACTAGCTTTGCAGCTAACATCTTTAGGAATAAGTATGCTCAAGGAAGCAACGATACGTGGGATGCGCTTGCCGAACGGCTCGTTGAAGACGTGTGTGGTAGCCGTTGGGGAACCGTGGCACCCCTTATGTCAGAAGGAGATCGAAGCCAACTTACAGAATATATTAAAACTATGCGGTTTCTTCCGGGCGGACGATACTTATACTACGCCGGTCGTCCCGCTAAGTTTTACAATAACTGTTACCTACTAAGAAGTGAAGAGGATACCCGGCAGGATTGGGCAGATACAGCATGGAAAGCAACTAACTGTCTTACCACAGGAGGCGGCATTGGAAACGATTATTCGCGCTTACGACCATCAGGTAAACCTTTATCCAGGACAGGGGGAACAAGCAGTGGCCCTATCCCACTCATGTCGGCAATTAATGAAATCGGTCGAAGTGTCATGCAAGGAGGTAGCAGGCGTTCTGCAATTTACGCCTCGCTCAATTGGCTTCACGAAGATATCCCAGACTTCCTCAAAGTTAAGAATTGGTCAGATGATGTAAAGGCAGCTAAAGCTAAAGACTTCAACTTCCCTGCTATGTTGGATATGACTAACATTAGTATCAACTATGATGATAAATGGTTGTACAATGCGGATCGTAGTAACCTTCATACATTTAAAGAGAATTGTCGTCAAGCAATGATGACGGGTGAACCTGGCTTTAGCTTTAACTTTGGGGATAAACAAGATGAAACCTTGCGAAACGCTTGTACAGAGGTTACTAGCGAAGATGATTCTGACGTATGCAATCTTGGTAGCATCAATCTTGGCAATATTCAATCTCTGGAAGAATTCAGGGATGTTGTCACCCTTGCGAGCAAATTCCTGGTATGCGGAACATTGCGTGCGGATTTACCTTATGAAAAAGTCTATACAGTTAGGCAGAAAAATCGCCGTCTCGGACTTGGACTTATGGGAATTCACGAGTGGCTCCTGCAACAAAAAGCCGGATATGAAGTAACGGAAGAATTACATCAATGGTTAAAGGTCTATAAAGATGAATCCAAACGAGCAGCAGATGAACACTGTAACCATCTATACATCTCAAATCCAGTCGCTTATCGAGCAATTGCCCCCACAGGAAGCATTGGTATTCTTGCAGGAACAACTACAGGCATCGAACCTTTGTTTGCAGTGGCTTACAAACGCCGTTACCTCACTGACGGAACAAAGTGGAAATATGAGTACGTCGTAGATAGTACGGCTGATACTCTTATTAAACAACATGGGCTTGATCCAGATACAATAGATACAGCCTACAAACTAAGTCATAATTATGAACAGCGAATTGCTTTCCAAGCAGATATTCAAGATTACGTTGACATGTCTATCAGTTCCACCATCAACTTACCCTCTTGGGGAACGAAAGATAATTGTGAGGATACGGTGCAAAGATTTACTAACTGCTTGTCACAATACGCTCCAAGACTTAGAGGGTTTACATGTTATCCGGATGGAAGTCGAGGAGGTCAACCCTTGACAGAAGTATCCTACAGTGAAGCAATGAAGCATAAGGGTACTGTATATGAGGAGAATGATATTTGCAGTATTAGTGGAAAAGGAGGAACGTGTGGAAGTTAAGTTCTATGATCAAATGATATATGAGAATGAATATCAAACAGGACAAGGGTATGTATCCACTTTACCAGGTAGTACTGATGTAAAACAAAATCCTATTGGGTTTCATTGGAAATTAGAGACTCCCACTACAATAATTCAAGAATCCAATGTTCATTAAAGGTACAGTAATTAGTGGTATGATGTTTGGTATTGAGTATCTCTGGGATGATAACATCCTGGTAATTGATCTGTTGATCATTAGGATTTTTGTTGGTAAATTTAAGGTAACTAAATGAACGAATTGTTTGAACTGCAAGTTGCAATTGATATGGAAGTTTGGATGTTCATGAAAGAACTTGAAGTAATTTAGATGTGAAAAAGCCCGGACTCGTAATGAGTAACCGGGCTTTCTTTTTACTTAGGAAGTTTACTTCCGTTTGCCGCCGCCTTTTTTACACCCCATATAATACCCCTTCTAAATGTACTACACGATTCTCCCAACCCCTAGCAAAGTGCTGTTGAGTTGGATCATTTACTACGATAGCCTTATAGAAGGCTCTGCGTAGCCTCAGGTAAGCTTCTAACAACTCTTTGATACCATGACTAAGGATGTAGGTATTAACAGCGTACAATGTGTTCTTACCACATACACCGTCACTAGGACTACCAACCACTTGTTGTAAAAACTTAATGGCTTTCGATCTACCATGTTGAACAGCAGCATCGAACACACACAGATCTAACAACCTAGGTAGTTCCACCCAGTAGTTGTCCTTATATATGTCCGATACGTCGTCGTCAGTGATGTCAGCAACCGACTGCAAGGGCAACTGCCGGGCTGTAAGCCAGGCGTTGTACGTGCGTTGGGTGATGCCTTTGTTGGTGGCTCCGCCACGATCTGTTGGATCATTGACGTAACCTCCCTCAGCTTTTAAGATGAACTTCAAACACTCATCATATCTCATTTCTTGATCCCAAAGTTAATAGTGTTAAGAGCTTTCTGTTTGTCAATATGACCAGATTGATTTCTAAAGAATCTTAAATACTGATCAACATTCTTATTGTAAACACCACTCTTAATACCAGATGTAATTTGATCTGCTGTAACTCCAAGATCTATCAACTTATCAATATACCGTTGATCTCCAGACTCCACTAACATATTAACATTGTTTTGTATTTTCTGTTGTTTAACCTTATCCCTAGCAGTTTGTTCAAAGATCTGTTGGTCTCCTCTTCGTTGTTCAATCGAACGACCACCTAAGAATCCAGCTAACACATCTGTCTTAGTTCTAGGCATATCCGCATCACCTGCCCTACCTGTAGCAATCATACCAGTGTTCTCACCTAAACTTCTAGTAGTGTTTACACCAGCAAGTTCTTTTGCTCCATAACCTATCGGACCAGTGATTAAACTGTCGATAGCAGCCTTCCCTTCTCCTACAGAATTGCGACCGGCCATAGTGGCTGGGATTTGTGCAAGACCTTTCACTGTGTCCGTGGTAGCCCCAATCAGGGGGAAGAGTTTAATAGCATCCTCTTGACCCAAAGCAATTGCAGCAACCATAGATAGTAATGTCTCATTAGATCTCATCGACGAGGATAAGTCAATACCAGTTAATGCAGGAAGACCATACAAAGCAACATCTTTACTATCCTGTGATGTAATGTTTAAACGATCTAAGAAAGACTCATCTCCAGAGAAGATTTCAAGGATAGATGGGATATGCAGGTTATAGAATCTTTCTGCTACCTGTCTAAATCTTTCATACTCTTGGATGAATGGTAAACTCATGACACCGCCCATTGCGGTTGCAACTAACCCATAAGCAATCATGGGGGCAACATCACCATGTTTAGCGGCCTTAAAGTATGTCACCACATTACCCAACTGATTCAAACCAAAGGAACTTAAAGGCTTCATCCCATGTCCGATGAATCCAAGATTTTCAAACATAGGTGCTGAACTAGACGAGTCATATACATTCATTGCCTTATCTGTAGCAAGGCGTGCTTGATATGATGCCTCTGTCTTAGACAATCCTAGATCAGTATAGTGTGTGTAAGCTGTAGCATACGACACCAATCTAGATAAAGAATCACCGCCTTTACCAAGCTTGCCAAGTAACGCATAATCCTCGATGAAGTTAAGACTCTTTTCAATCTTTCCCTCACGACCCGAGTGCTTATCCAGATTCATGGATTCTAGATACTGTGCTTCTGTGACATTATACTCTTGTGAAACTTCCTTCAAGTGATCCAGCAACTCCTTATTACCAGACAACAGATTAAGAGTTCCTTTACCAAAAGAATAGAAAGAGCGAAGCATATGACCATCACGAGCAAGTTCAGGAATGATAAATGGTGTAGTAAGAACCTGACCAAGAACAAAGATTGGTTTAGCCATCATCTTAGTTGCGTAGAATACCCGCATAGCCGTGTTTGTAGCTCTGCTGGTAGCACTACCTTCCTTACCCTGGAACTCACGCCCTAGGGTCTTTAGCATCACCTTGCTGACGACTTTATCTATAACATGATCTACTTTATTAACACCCATCTTAGTCTCTAAGAAATCCTCATTACGACCAAGAGAACTATCAAACATTTGCTTTAAAGCTGCATGACCTACTGGATCACCATCCTTGAAAGTAACATCATCCAGCATAGGCTCTACCGTATGTTTAACCATAAGAGTACGAAGATTCATACCAAAGTTATTAACTTCTCCTTGTATCCCCTCTTTGAAAGAACTACCAAGTTTCTCTTGATCTAAGAACAACTCAGATCCATGATAACCTGGAACGTTAGCACGATGTTGATGATGATACCCAAGCTTACCACCACGAGTCTGCATAGAAAGAACAAGCTTATCTATGTCGGCTTTAAGTTGTGATCCTGCTGTTGCATACTTCTTTTCTAATACATCCCCAATAATATCTGCCATCTCTTTATTAGGTTGTCTCTCTTCTTTCTTACTGGCATCTAATACATCTGATATTTCTAGATGCTTTAGGTTAGTACCATCAGTAAGTTTACGACGGAAGATCTCAGCAGCTTGTCTAGTTTTAAAGGTTTCTATGTGGACGTTATTACTGTTAAACGAAATCTCTATCGAGAAGTTACCACTACGTTTTGCAGGATACCAACCAGCACGATATGGAAGTTCATGTTTCTTACCTAGTTGTCTTTGTACAGTAACTGTCTTTGAATACATATTAAAAAATAATTTAGACAGAGTTTTGTATGTTTTTATTTGTTCTGGAGTTAAATGTCCACCATTTTTCAAGAGGTTCTCGTCATATATAGCAAGAGCCTCTGCCTCTGTTTTAATTTCTGTATCTTTCCCTTCATCAAAACCACGTTTAAACAAGTCATGCACAGCAGCCATATCTTTATTAGAAGTAGTCATCACTGCAATGATGGCACTACCCTTATTCTTAACCTTGCTCAGTGTGTCCATGAAACCCATTTGTTTAATATCTGGATTACCATGCCACAAAGCATTCTGAATCTTATCTGCTTGTTCTGAGGAATTACGAATTTCTCTGAAACCCTTCTGAACCATAGGATGATCTCTAAAGAAGCCTTCGTAGGTGTTCATACCAAACATCTTGCGACCTATAAAAGATCTAATCTGTTTGCCTGTAGGGGCATCCTCTATAGAGAAGTCAGGTGACTTACTCTTCCGTTTCTCTGAAAGTTTCTGGAAGAAGGTATCAGGACGTTTGGCTGTGGCATCCATTAAATCTTGCCCAGCCTCTAAGACCTCATCCAAAGCCGTACGTGCTTCCCTCTCCACACCAAGACCAGACTTAATAACATTCTTTAAAGCTGTCCAAAGACTCTCTGGTTTAGCATCAATAGTCTTAACCTTGATACTAGATAAGAACTTCTGAAACTCTGGATTAGACAGAGCCTCCGATATAAACTCCTTAGCGTTAGTAAAACCGTAGTGCATCTTACCCGCACGATTAAGAGAAGTAGTTGCGTATGTATCCCGATACTCGTTGAAGATTTGAATCATCTTCTTTGCAGATACTGAAGTCTTCTGATCTAGTAGAGCTACTGTAGCAGCATGAACAGCTTCGTGTAGGATTGTACGAAGAGTTGCCCCCTCATGTATTTCCATACCATGTGTTGCAGAGTTATACAACCCACGAGCATATTTACCTTCTGAGTTCTGTACTGTTGCTTTTGTAACAGCAAATGTAGCATCTAAGACACGTGGAACTTTCTTAAGGATACCAACTAGAATACGTTGTCCAGGAGTTCCAAGTTTCTCTGTACTCATAGTCTCTAAGACATCACCAACAGTCTTATGATCTGAAAACTTCTTAGCAACTTCTACAGCAGTAGGTACTTTCTTGTTCTGTATCTCTACTTCTTGTTTAGGTTCAAACCAACTAAGATCTGGCTTCTCACCACGTTGGATAGCTTCGTAAGCAGCAATCTCTTGTTTAAGACTATCACGGATAGAACTATTTTGTGGCTCATCTTTAATAGAATCAAGCTTATCTATTGTATCTAAGATACGATCAGAGACTTGTTCTGGTGACTCCTTACTAGCTTCACCAATCTTATCCAGTGCAACCTCCACTGGTGATACTTTCTGTTCTACAGGAAGATTCTGTTCGTATGGCTGTTCTACTGGTGCTCTACGTGCTTTTAACTGTTCAATCAATTCTTGCTTACGTATGTCCTGTGCAAGTTGTTTCTCAGTATCTATCTGGGTAGTGACATCACCAGACATAGCACTATCATGCTTAACCAAATCATCTGCTACTTTATTCAGTGCCTCTTCAAGAACAGTGAGGGACTGTACGTGATCTTGTGTAGCCTCACCTGTCTTACCAACCACCTGCTCAATCTCGGATATCTTGTTATTAATAGATGTTGCCTTATCCTCTAGAAGCTTCCTAGACGATGCAAGCATGTCATACTCACCACGAGACATACCACTAGCCTCTGGTATAAACTCAGGAGCAACTCCAACACTAGGAGTTTTCTCAGCAACTTTATCTCGGAGTTTAACAGAGGGATGCCCTGCTGCTAGCATACCACCAGCAAGGAAGTTAGAGACAGCTTTCTTAGGATCAAACTCTTGTTGTAATTCTGGCCTATCTTCTGTCATGGTGTTATGCAGTTGTCTAGCAGCTTCAACACCACCAGTGAATCCTGCACCACCACCAATCAAACCACCTGCCATCTTACCGACGACAGGTGACAAGACTTTACCAGCAACCTTACCAACACCAACACCACCAGCAATCATAGCAGCACTCTCTGTTGCTGCCAGCTTACGAGCCTCTCCGATAGGAAGACCCTTGGCTGTATATTCATCCACAAGATCGTTGTACATGGTTGCAGCACCAGCAATACCGATAGGTACATTAGCTGCCATAGGTAAGACATTAGCAACAGTTTCTATTGCCTGTCCTGGAATGGTTTGCATTACTTTGTGGTCAGAGACACCAGTAACATCTGCAATACGTTTATTAGTAGCCTCTGTAGTGGTATCTTGCTCACCAGTGACGAGTTCATATGCCTTCCCTACACCTGCTGCCCCTAGGCGAGCAAAACCAGCCACAGCCTTCTCCAGACCCTGCCGTGGGGCTGCCATCATTTCATCCAACATAGGAGCAAGACCTGGATTAATCTTACTCACATTGTCTGCATGGGTAGCCTCCGACAAGTACGTATCAGGATTAAAATCTGATAGATATGCATCAGGATCGAACTCTTGTAAATACTCGTCGGGATTAAAAGGCATTATTATTTTCCTAGTCTAGTCTTAATTTTAGCTGCTCGTGGATCATTGGGATTCTGTTCTGCCCAAGCCAAAGCAGCCTTGTCATTATCATTTAATTCTTTTACTTGCCCACCAACTGGTAAGACTTGCTTCACTGGGGCATTAACCGCGCGCTGACCCATCTTCAGTTTCCCATTATCATCAAAGACTAGAGCAACATCTGATCCAGAAGCATTCTTATTCTGTTGTTTGGCATTAAAGATTTCTTGTAGGAGTTGATGCTTTTCATTCTCATCCATATTAGGATTAGCCAATATCTGCTGAGTCATTGCAGCTTCCGCTGTAGTGGGTGGTTTAGGAGTTTTAGGACCAGCGGCAGTAGCAGCCCGATCTCGCATAGCATCTGCTTGTAACTGAGCTATAGCAAGTTTAGTGGCATTGTCTGCATCATTAATATCCTTCTTACCAGTCCACTCAGGAGTAGTTTGTAATTGATTCGTAAGTTCTGCCCGCTTGTTCTGCATGAACATCTTCTGCATAGGATTGAATGGAGTGACATTACCGCTCTCGTCTATACCACCACCAGCAGCTAGTTGCTTATCCAGATCCTGTAATGTCCATAGGACACCTTGCTTATTCTTTTCTGTCTCTAGTCCTGATTGTTCTGCTGCAACTTTAAACGGAGCCAAGGCTTTACCAGAGTCTGCTGCTGTCATTTGACTCTGCATCTGCCCCTCTTGTCCAGCTAAGGCCATAGGGATATAACTAGGACTAGATTGCTTAGCTTGTGCCAAAGCCGCATCATAAGCACCAACCTGATTCTGTTGTTGCTTACCAATAACATCTAGGGGATTCATTTGCATCGATTGTTGATTGGCAAGGAATAGTTTAGCTAATTCCTCGTCATTCATACTCTGAGCATTCGCAGCATTCTGACCAGCGTACAGGGCACCAAGTGCCCCATCCGGCCTATAACCTGTATCAATCGTTTGCATTAGGACTGTCCTGCAAGAAACTTCTTCAAGGCGTCTAGTTGTGCTGTATTGGTATTAGATTGTGATCCATACCCATAGGCATTTGCAAAGGGGGATACATAACCATTAATACCAGCATTAGAACCACTTTGTAATATAGAGGCCAATTGTTGATTAGGAGCAATATTAGATCCACCTTGTTGAGCCATCTGTTGTTGATAGTTTTGTGCAATCTGTGCTTGGGCAGCAAGGACTGCTGGAGCAGAAGTCAGTTGGTTGCTTCTACGACCAGCAGCAGCGTCCTTTATATCTTGGGCATGTTGTAGTTGTGCTATTTGTGCCTTTACCATAGGGGAGTCATATGGATTAGTTACTGCCTGTTGTGCTTGCTGTTGATAGAACGGCCGCTGACTACCAAAAGGATCAAGAGCCGCATTCTTAGCTAAGGCTGTTGCAGCAGCTGCCTTTTGTTTATTCTGATTCCCCTCTAAGAGAGCAGCAACACCTTTACCCAGCAAACCAGAACTTACTCCACCTTGGAACAAACTAGATAGGGCACTCTTAATATCACCGCCATAACTGGTACCAGTACTTCCCATTGGATTTGGTGCTCCACCACTGCCAACACCAGCAGGATTGGAAGAACTAAACCAATCCGGGGCAGAAGTATTGATAGGAGAAGTTGGAGAGAATTGATTGCCACCATAACTACCATAATCTACGTAATCATTAGTATCTTCCCAACTCGTATCGATATTGGAATTATCATACCCAGGTGTATACCCAGTATAATCATTCCCAGTACTAGTATCACCATCATTATATTGATTTGTTTGATCCTCAAATTCCCAATCATCCATAGGTATTTCCTTTCATTGTATATAAACATTGTATCATAAGTGCCTACCTAAGTCAATTAGAGTGAGCCAGACCAGAGCATTCTAAAGGATGGTATCGTAACAGTCCCAGCAGTAGTTCCAGGAACATTTGTTGTGTTTAATGTAATCGTTGCATTACTTGCCCAAATAACATGTCGTACTCTAGTACCCTTTGCAAAGTAATTAGTAGTGGCAAATGTTATCTGATCTTCAATACTCGGTACTATTTCATGTGATCTAGCAGAATACTGGCGTATGGCAAAACCAGAGCCAGTGTCAACTTCTGCATAGAAGTATATCTTTCTATTACCAGCAGAAGCGGACGCATTAAGAAGTATTTCAAGGTTGTATGATCCCCCATTAACAAATGTCGTTATACCAGTTGCTGTATCATATGTGATACCATTAGTGATTACTACAGTAGAAGTAGGAATAAAGACAGTAGGAACTATTGGAAGTGTCGTACCTGATGTAGTACTCAATACCTCTAATGAATTACTAATAGCTGCATACTGATCCGCATTAACATGGTATCGTTGAGTAGTACTACCTCCTTGGATACCAGTCAAATTATTATGTGCCCCAGCTCCAATACTAGCCGCCTGAGCTGCTGTTAAATGGTAATGTTCCCCTGCGGAGCCACCTTGTAGTCCCTGTAAATTTCCATGATTACGTGACACAATATCGGTAATATTAGACCCAGCAAAATTAATAATATACCAAGGAACACTACCAGTTGTAGATACATATGTGCGTAGTTGTCGATACCACTCCAACCATGTAAAACTTCCAGGAGCGTCATTGATTGGTGGCGGTGGTAGAATGTTAGCCATTAACTATCTCCCTCGTAATAAGTAACTTCTAATGATTCCATACGTAATGGATAATTCAATGCATGACTAATATTAAATGCCCTACGTCTGAAACACCCTAGTCGAGAGAAGTTAGGAAAGTCATCTGTCAGTCCAATTGTTTTAGTATTAGACCAAGTTTGATAATCATCGTCTGTCCATTTAATTGTGACATAATTACCAGAGGCATACCTATCGCCGACCGGACGTACATTACTCATGAACTTTCTCTTGTATGTATCCATGTCATATTTGTTTGTAATTAACTCCACTAGAATTGGATTAGTATCATCTAAGTATTTAGTTGGATCTAATTTATAAACAGTTCCAGTAGTATTATGAAGTAGATAAGCAGCACCCGCGTGGGAATCACACATATAACTACACATAAAAGTAGTATGAGTGCCAGCATTATTTGTAGACCACTCATGCCATAGTTTCTCCTCTGTGTCGTATACTAATGTGCGTTGCAGAGTTGGGAGATTGATTAGATAAAACAAGTGACCCATAGATCTAAAACCAAAACCACGGACACCAGCATTGTCTGTTTCTGCGTCTATGATACGATCAATGTATTCATCTGATACTTTCTTTGGTTGGAAACCATCAATTTGCCATACTGCCCTACCACCAGAATCAGATTGTCCTGTAAATATGCACGTCTTTTCATTCTGATAAATAGCAAAAGGAAAAGCACAACCTGTTTGTAGAGTAGTAGATTCGTTTCTATTTAATGGTGATCCACTTGTATTTGCTGCATCATAAAAGAATTCTGTAGAACTCTCGCCAAATACCAGAACCTGATTATTCTGTCTACCTAGTGCTACAACCTTATCTGGGAACATCTCTGCTGTAAGATACTCCCCTGTATTCCAGGTAGTCGGACTATCCAATGCACAGTTATACACATCACTTCCTTTGGCTAAGATAATATAACCATCTATGAAAACAGGAATAGGGATGTGTGGTGTAGGTAAGTTTACACTCGTAATGTGTGTTACAACACCAGATGAGTTTATAATCCACGCTGTTGTTCCATCACAAATAAATAGATAATCTCCAATACTAGCAGAGTTAGCCACAATCATACCAACTTTAGTATTAGCATCTGTTAAGGTTATGACAGTGGTTGGTGTTGCCCCGTCTTCTATAATCTTCCCATCAATAGCCATATAAAACTTTTCTCGAAACCATGCAATACCACGGCCAGTTCCAGTAGCAAATGTTTTATATAGAGTTAATCCAGGGCGCTTATTTAGAAAGATTCTAGTGCTTTCTATTGCTTCCACCTTACGGGTTTCTGGGAAAATATTAAGAAATCTCTGATCCTTTAGACCAGAGGAATCTCGATTAGTCATAGAGCCGATGATGGGTAAGCGAACTTCTTGTACTTGATACTTATTCTTTTTTTGTTGTTGCTGTGCCATTATTCACCTCCAGTATCACTGGAACTCGGACTAGCAGACCATCCACCATAACTTGCGGCTGGATTAGAATATCCAGGAGTACCATTTGGGTTATCTCCACCAGTAAAGCTACCACTATTCTGTGAAAACAAATTATTTAAACCTGGTTCATAGGCTTGTCCAGGAGTGTATCCAGTATATTCCGATGGTTTAGTAAAGAATCCACCCTTATGGCCACCTTCCTCTGTATAGTTTTTCGTATCAAACATAGAGGCAAGACCTTGTGCTGGGTTAAGTCCCATCATTCTAGCCACATTGTATGCCGCCCCTGCTATTGGATTAGCCATAGATAACACAGTACCTAGGCCAGAATTAGCCATATTCATACCAATCTCGGAGGCATCTTTATCCCCCATGATACCACTAGCCAAAGTACCGAATAATCCACTAAAATTTCCAGCCCCCGCAACTCTAGCGAGTGTAGAACTTAATGATCCAACAGCACCAGACTTATTTCCCTGTGCTGCACTCATAGCCGCCGAAGCTAACCCAGAATATGGGCCAGCCCCCATGGCACTAGCAGTCTGCCCAACAGCTGTAGGCAACCATCCAGTAGAACTAAGATCATTGGTATTAGTTTGTGGACTATTAGTATTCCAGCTATTTTTCATTCCACTATATGTACTAGATAATGCTGGGGAAGTACCCCTAACAGTTGCTAGTGGATTCCCACCAGTTGTGGATATAGTAGATGATGGTACAGTGCTGTGTGGTACAGTTGTTTTTGGAAGACTACTAAGATTATTCCCCTGCATTTTATTTGGTACAATACTTTGCGTCGTACCAGTATTACCTATTGGGCTGCCACTTCCGACAGCACTTATGCGTGAGTAATTATCTGTGTTTGGTTGTGTTCCAGTATTATTGATCTGTGCAATGGGATATGGTTGTCTACCATAAGTAGACTCTACAGCCTCTGTAGGGGATTCCCAAGGTTTTGACATATTACGACGAATCTCTTCGTTACGTAATCTACTATTACTAATCTTCTCCTGTGATACTTTATTGCTAATATCTTCTAATTGTGTAAACATTACCAACCCCTACGTTCTATACCAAAGAAGATAGATCCCTCTTCATTACCAAAAGACAATGCAGCCAATTTAATATCAGCAGCTTCACGTCCAAGTAATTGTCGTTGATCTAATGGGACACCATACTCTGGTGCCAAACGAATGGCTAAACCATACAATACAGCGTCGTACCATTCTTGTGGAAAATCTGGTGTATCCGTAGATATATTAAAATCTTCGTATGGTCTTTGATATACGATGTATACAGTAGACTCTAGCACATCCGCTGCTGCTGGAGTGGGGAACACATGAACAGTACTATAATTTAAACCAACATCAAAGTAGATTTGTATTGGTCTGCCTGATGTTTTTTTATTACCCAATATATTGTATTCTTGTTTGGTAATAAGACGCATTGGAATATCTATATTACCTGTTGTTCTATTCCATGCCTGTATAACCTTCAGGGGCTTATCTGTATTGATGTCTTTGCCAACACCAATGGTGTAGTCACACTTACCTGCAACTAATGGAATGGGCGTCGTGCGTAAAGCCCACAGAGGCATACCATCTGCCGCCCAAGACTTCACTAGTAGATTCAAAGCAAAGGCTGCTTCTGTAGTCTGATCTGTGGTTGGGGTTTCCCCTTGGGCTACCACACCAATCTTGCGTAATGCCCCTTTAATTAAATCATCTCGGTTTACAGAGAAAGTGGTGGTGCCCGAAGTTGTCATTTAATATGATCCTTAATAAATAAAAAGAAAGCTGTAACACCACCAGCAATCCCTGCTAACCATTTGATAAAAGTTACCACTCCCCTAGCTTGTTGCCAAGCATCTGTAAAAAGTTTTAACTCTGCTTTTATTTCTCTAATATCATCCTTAAGCTCTTCGAACTTCTTATCCGTGTCCTCATTCATAGTTACGCATCAGGCATGAAGAATTCACAATCTGGATCAGGGCACATCCACCCCATCATCCCTTCCCACTCTATATGGCTCATAATAGAACCACATATTGGACAAAATGTACGATAAGCAGCAACCTCTATTGTAGGTGTAGTCATGTAATTCTCCTAAGCATATTTATCAATGATAGCTAGTTTATCTAGCTTAAACTGAGCAGATAGAGCTAAACGATCCTCAGCAATCGCGGCCTTCTTTGTTACTTCTGTGTCACCATCTACAACAGATGCTGCCAACCATTTCATTTGAAGCACTACATCATCTGCTTGGAACTTTGTAGATAATGCAACCAACTCAGCACTTTTCTTCTTTGCTGGACTCACTATCGGTAACTCCTCTAATAATTCTAATGTGCAACCCACACCAATGGCAGGAACATAACCAGGCTCATCCGGACCAAAAGCAATTATATTACCTAGAGAGTCTTTAACTACTTTATAACTCATGGTAAATATTCCTTGATAGTTATACTAGAGAACAATACCCCGCCGAGCCTTTGAGTACCAAGTGCTCCATTTAATGTAATAGTGCTAGCAACACCACCACCAACTCTAACAGAAAAAGTTGTAGGAGAAACACTACCACTAGCCACTGTATAGGTTAGGTTAAACAAAGTCATAGTATTAGTAGTAGATACGTAGTTATTTAAACCGGCAACGGCACTCACACCAGCGTCTTTAAATAAAGCTAATACCACATTATTAAGAACGCTACAACCACAATTCAACATCACTGATACTTCCAGAGTACTAGAAGATGAGGTTGGCGTAATAGAAGCCGTTAGATACTGATCCCCTTCCGTAATCTGTGGGATAGTATTATCCGGTGGGATAATAGTAGTACCCGTAGCTACTGTACCTGTTTTATACTCTACTATCTGAGCTACACGACGACCAGCCCCTTGAGAAACCCCTGTAGTGTCGAACTTGACCACATCCGCACCATTGAACTGTAGTGCTCCATAAGTACCAGAAGCGTCTGATCTAATCGATGCGGTCATTATCGAAGCTCCTGCCAAATGATTGTTCCACCAGAACCGGCGGAATAACTAACTACATAAGTAGCCCCGATAGGTATTACCCATGTCTCACAGGTAGCATTACCTGTTCCCATACTCGATCCAAATAAGGTAATTCCTTGACATGTGCACTGAATACCACCAGTTACCGCAGGTAGCGATACCCTAACTCTAATAGTAAGGTCATGTCCTGTATCATTAGTATATGTGGTTCCAAATACTCGTGCAGCCCCCATTACAGTCCATACAGGGGTAGGAAGTAGTGGGAAGTTTGGAAGTACTAATGTACCAGCAGCATTAATACTCGCCACCACAGCACCACTTTCCCGCTGAATAGTAAGAGTACCATCAGCGATGGCTGGAGTGGTAATGAGGAAGTTTTTGGATGTGTCTGCGTTATCTCCGAGTTTCACGGTACGCAGATTGATTTGCCCTGTAGCCATTATCTAAACTCCTTAATACTAGCTGTACCAACCCAAACTACTTTATATGTCTCCCCTGCGGGCACGATAGCCGAGGCGTTTGTTGCAAATGTGCTAGCCGCTATAGCCGGACTATAATTATAGGATACTACTAGCGCTCCAACCTGTATAGAAATGCTACTTACTCCGCCTGATGTACCTGTGGAGTACGCACTAACCTGTATTGGAAGATTTGTACTGTTTGTATATGTTGTATTTGATACTCTGCTACCAGTCACATCCTGCCAAGTTTGTGCATTACTAGGTAAATAAAAAGGAGAGGCTAAATCAGCTTGTACTATAATCCCATCCTGGATTCTATTAACCCCTGTAGTTCCATCAATAACTGTAGCCATTATACTATACTCCAAACAGATCCATCTGCAACTGTAACAGAGAAACCATCATTGATTGTAATAGGTCCAAAAGAACCCGCATTAGTTCCAGTAGACACAACTAGATCTTCTGTAATGAACTTAGAGTTATAAAATACACCCTTTGTAGCAGCATTACCTAGAAGTTGTCCACCACCAACACTTTGCCATAAACCATTAAAGTACCCCTCAAATTGGAGCAACTCGCTATTATACCGAATCATCCCATCGATTGGAACTAGGTCCCTCTCCGCACTAGTACCGGCAGGAAGAGACGCAGAACCTGTAGTAGAACTACGTGGAACTTTATTAGTGAATTCTGCTTGGATACTATCAGCATCCAAAGCAACACCACTACTTAGATAGGTAGCAGCATTAACATCATTCAACCAATCGGCCAGAATGACTGTTGTGTTATTAATAAAAAATGTACTAGCCATATTATGTGCTTCCTGCAATAGAGCAACCAGCAGTGGCTCTACCAGCCACCGCCGTCTTGCCGTCGATTGTACATGCATAGACAACATCTACAAAGATGTCAGTAGGTCTAGGTCTTGTATAAGGTACTGTGATCTTATCCTGCCTAGCCCGTACAAAGTCTTGTGGATGTCGTTGTTCATAGTCCTCGGGGCAGACTATTAAACCATCCCATCTTTTTCTGCTATCCTTTGCCTTAATCTTTCTTCCGCAAGAATCACAGATTAAATTCCATTCCCCCGAGATATAAGTGTTTCTTGCCATATATACCTCAACTTATCCTAGTGATTGCAATAGCGCCTAGATACCCAAACTTCGTTGATAGTGACGTATCCGGCCTATTGAACGACAGAGTAACTACTCCGGCATCAGGTACAACTGCTGTTAGCGTAGCGTGCGGAGTAACAGTTCCACTCGCTGGATTTGCAGCTGAGTACGTCAGCGGCCCGCCGCCGCCCGACCCGACTTCGACAGCTACTGTCATATTTCGCAGTCCATCCTCGGCCACGTTGCGCGATGCCGCAACAATAAACTCATACGTCCCAGCTGGAAGCCCTGAGAACGTAAGCGCTGCATTATCCTTAACGAGGTTGCCCGCCAGTGGAGATACCCCAATAAACCACGATGCTTGCGACATCGATGTAGAAATATGCGGAGCAAACGATAGAGCAACATTACCATTCAACGACGTAGCCGCCTGGTTAAACGACCGAGTTACTGCGAGTGACACACCAGATGCGCCGCCTGCTTTCTTGATCGAGTCCGCAACAATTACAGTGCCCGGCGCAATTGCGGATGGATCGGCACTGCGACAATCGTTTGTATCTGAGGCAATAGTTTTTGCCATCTGGCCAAACGAGTATAGCGCCACATCTCCAATTGAGAACGCAGCAACAGCCACAGAGATAGCATCTAACCTAGCTTGAAGTCCAGTCTTGTATACTGACGCCGGAAGACTATTAACCGCATATTGTGCCTCCGTTTTTACCGTGCTAATTTCAGCTGCGGCAACTAGAGTCTCAACGTACGGGGTAGCCCATGTCCCTGTATATGCATGACCAAAAGCTACACGTGCCCACTCATTACGTGCCCACTGCCAGTTTGCAGAATCAGCTCCACCGAAATGCACTTCATCCGTCAGCGATGCCCGATTGAACTGAGCCGCGCTGTACATATCAACCTGTGGTATAAGAGTCGTTGAATTAAACCCGAATCCATGTACAGATACTGCTGGGTCGCATATAGCAACATTATATGGGAGTGATCCATTCTCTGGATTATCTGGAGTCATGGCATCGTATGCACGATATGTTGTTCGACACGCATAAACCGGCTTGCTACCGAACCCAGCCAGAATCGAGTCATACCTGGCTCTGATGGCATCCAAAGTCGCTTGGCTATCATCGGCAATAGGCTGAGCTGGACTGATATCGTTTCCTAGTGCGTTACCGACAAGAACACGTCTATAAATATCACCGAGTAAGGATTCACATTGTGCTGGATATGCAGAGATGCCAACAGTACTCTGCGCCTCTGCCGCATACAGGAACACTACCGGATCTCTAGTCGGATACAGCGTTCTAACAGCTGATTCCAGAGTCAGACTCGACTGTCCAAGAGCTTCAAGAGATGCTCCAATAATAACCCATGCATCCTGATCCCCTGTCTGCAATTGATGCACCATAACAGACTGGATAGTCACAGCAGTAGCTGGAGCAGTAACGACGAGGCGTACCCAGCGTGATGCTCCAGCAGCCATGCGGATAGGCTGGCGCTTTCGGAACATTCCGGCGGTCGTGTTGCCCAGTGCCGGATAAATGAATGTGGAGTCTAGCGCAGTCCATGTACCATTAATTCCATTCGTCGAATCAAACGACTGTGCTGCAACAACAGTTGATCCATTGATGCTCGCAACATAGGATAACATTGCGCCAGGGGCAGCAATAGCATCCACCTGAACGGCAACTGTGCGGGTTACTGTACCAGCGATAGTATAGTTCGGCCTAGCTTTAGTTGTCTCGCTACCAATCAATGCGGTAGTAAGGGCAGAATCTGCTCCACTATCATAGGCATTTGTAATGGGTAATCGCCAAGCAATGGGAATACCCTGAGAGGCAGGTAAAGATATGCCTGTTCCCCACGATACACCAAAGCCTATAGAAACACCAGTTCCTATAGACATTCCCATTATCGGAGACCTTGCAGTATAGTAAGAGTAGCAGTTCCAGAAGTCCAGGCTGTGACATTAAGTCTTACAGCCCTAATAGGGAAAGCGTAGTTACCATCTAGCTGCGCTGTTTGAGCAGCTATAGAAGAATGAGTAAAAGCTGTTGGAGTAATTGTAGTATCATAAATGTCATCTAGTGTATGTTCAACACTATATGTCATTGTACCACCACCTAACGTAACAGCTAGACCAACATTGAAAGGTGCTTGTTTATAATCGAGGGGAATCCAAGCCGTTGTTCCTGCACTGGACTGCGTAATTACTTGTGGGCGCATTTGTATTCCTTAATAAAATTATAGGGGGTACTCCGATTAAGAGATACCCCCTATGGGTACACTACTTATGTAGTGTGGTTACAGACTCGTGCCTTGCGGTGGCATGATGTATTCCACTTTAACAATAACCGGCGTCGTCAAAGTAGCACTAGCTTTAAGATAGACCAATTGATCTGTCGTAAGTTGAACCCCTACCGAAGCACCTGTTTGAGCAAGAGCCGGGGAGTATCCTGTGGAGTTAGCGGCAAAAGCGTTAATCAACTCAACACCACCGTTAGTGAATCCAACATTAACCGTCTGGGTAGCATTAGCTCCTTGGACAATGGTATAAACACCAACAACAACCGCATACTTAGGAAGACCGAAAGCCGCAAAACCTACAGCAGCATCTGCAACCTCCAACTTACCGAATTTTACAAGTAGATCCCGTGCTGCTGGTGTAATAGTACTCACACCAGCTGGACCAACAATTCCTACTGCCATATAATTCTCCTAGAGAACTCCCACGTACCTTGCGGCAGAGGTGGAAGCCATATTAAACATTAAGCGCCGGGCGAACCATAGACAGCACGCGGATCAGACCAACCAAACGAGTAACGGGCGGTAGCCTTGAACTTTGCATTCTCCGTGTCGAAATCATTATCCATTTCGAATTGATCAGCACGACGTTCGAAGTACTTAACACCATCCTTAACGTTAGTCAGAATAAACCAAGCATCCGGATCAGTGAGGTAGTGGTTGATCACCACGTTACTAAACAGACCCATCTCCTTAAGAGCATTCGGATCATTCAGGTCAGTACCAACACGACCATCTGCACCAAGAATACGCTTAGTCTCGAATTGCAGTTGATACGGAATAACCAACTTCTCCGGACGAGCCGCAATCAGAAGACCACGATCATCACGGAACCCGGCGATGTCAATAACAGCTTGCTCAAGAGCAGCTTCACTCAGATCCGAGTCAGTGGCAATGCGATTCGAGAAGGTACCACCAGCCACATTCAAGTGGTCAGTTGCAATCATCGTCTTACCGTCACCACCAAGCTTACCAGAACCAGCAAAGGCGTTGTTGTAGATACCAGCACCAACGATTTCCTTGGTTTGTCGCATCGAACGGGCCAGAGCCTTAGCCTTTTGCGCACCAACCTTACCATACTGGTCATCCTCGTAGATTTCACGAGTAACAATGAAGCCCAGAGCATACACAACGTTGTTGTAACGCGAGGTGAAGCCTTGACGTTCCGTATCATAGCTGATAGGAGCGCCTTCTGACTTAATAGAAGCCAGACCAAACGAACTCAGACCCAGATCTTCTTCATATGCACGATCTGACGTGTTCTTTTCAAACAGTTTATCCCATTCTACAGGGTAATCATTGTAAGCCTTACCATAAATAGAGTTCAGACCAGGCCAAAGAAGCTTGGCAAAGCTGCTGGAAGTGATAATACCCATATTCTATTCCCCTTTAAACGCCAGCAACGGCATTACCGTATGCATGGGTGGTGATTTTAACTAACACCTTATTAAAGGCGGCGGCCATCTCATTATCTGGTCGCTTAACAATACCCAAAATCTGCAACGGACGTGTAGCCGAGGCACTCGGAGCAGTCGTAGAGTACGCATACATTGGGGAACACCCGTTGATCAGCGGATTCGTATGGGCAGAAGCACCGATACCAACATTCAGACCAACAGAAGCCAGAGCAACAGCAGCATCCGCTTCCGTTTCAAAGATGACATCAGGACTATCAGCAACAAGAACCAGTTGCTTAGTCGATGCCGGACGATATTGCGGAGTATCCAGCGAGATAGAACCAGCAGTCATATTACCATCAACTGGATCAAGCTTGGCATTGATAATACCAACAACCGCACCAACGATCACACCAGCAGCAACCTGTGCCGAGGCACCAACAACAGCAGCACATACGGGAAGACCCATAGTACCAGCAGCAGTCGACAGAGTTACCAAGTCACCAACGAAGACCGGGACAGCTTCACCTGCCGGAACTTCATACATGTTGGCTTGCCCATTGTAGGGCGAGCCATTTAAATGCTTAACAGGACGGAACCCGTTAATCTTAGAAATATTAGCCATTCATTTTCCTTATTGTTATATTCTCCACTTAGGTAGAGGTCTGTTTCAAAGTACCATAACCCATACTGGAGGCATCAGTTTGTAGTGCCCGTTCTTGTTCTTCATTTTGTGTACGTTTAGCAGCTTGGTCTTCTTCGTAGAACTCTTTCTTGATTTTCATCAGGAAGGAGACAGTACCATCATCACTAGTTACACGGCGAGCAGAACCAATATCAGACACATCCTTTACTCGTGAGTCACCTACTACAAGCGTATCTTCATCGACAAATTCCCAACCGGCATCTTGATGGTTAGAGATTCGACTGCCTCGATCATTGACAAACCTATAATGAAAATTAGGGTCTTTTTCCCCGGAAATACTTAATGGGCCTCGTTGATGTAAAGGCTTACGTGTTGCCCTCTGTGGACGTGTGGATTTAGTAATAGTCATTACTTCGTTCCTCTACTTGATTTTAACTCGTTGATATAATCTTCTTTACTCATAACACCAGCACGAACAAAAGTATTCATAACCTTCCGTTCATCTTCCGTCATAGTAAACTTCTCTTTGTTTGCTGGATTACCCCCACCACCTGCCTCTACACTAGAGGGCTTACTTCGGTTGGGATTAATAAACTTATCCTTAAACCGCTCCTTAACTTCAGAAGTGACATACTTAAGAACATCCTCTGGATCAGTACCAGGATTCTTCTTAGCATAGTCACTACCTACCATGTCTGCGTAATCTTTCATTTTGGCATCTTTAACATACCAAATATTCTTTTCTGTCCATGAGGCAAATCGTGGATCAACCGGAGGGGCAACACTCTCTTGCACAATGGCACGAGCTTTCTGCTCTGTCCGTAAATCCTGGAGTAGTTCAGTAGTCTCCAGATACTTATCTGCATCTCCTTCAGCAAGGTGATGTTTTTGGAGTCCCTTAAGCTCTTCAATAGCCCGGTTGTATTCAGTTTCTTTGACTTTCGTATGATGTTCTTGGAGCATCTTGAGCGCTTTACGCGTCTCCTTCAACTCCTTACCCATATGATCAATCTTACCGAACAACTCACCACGTTCTACGAACTCTTTAGCAGGACGCCACTTCTCTGGATCACCCTCCCACTCATCCTTAGGCCGCCAACCCTGTTCCCTGGCCTCCTGTTCGTACACAGGAGTCTGGGGTGTACTCTCGGATTGATTAACAATTTCATCGCCTTCTGGAGCGTCTACGTTGCTCTCAACAATAACTTCATCCATTAGATTTCCTTTGTAATACAGAGAATGTCTTCATCATTCACGATGACAAATTTATCATCACCATCTTGAACTTCTTTGCCGCTGTATCGAGCAATAATAACTCGATCACCTACAGAGATAGTATGTTCACCACCACCATAATCCTTAAAGGCCGTATCACCAATCGAGATAACAGTTCCAACCTCGATGGCCTTACGTTCCTTCTCAGTTACAGAAGCCGGGATGACAATGCCACTCTCCGTTTTCTTTTCGACATCATCCAACTTCAGTAGAACACGATGTAAGAGAGGAGTAATCATTCTGCACCCTCCAAATCTTCTACATGAAATTGCTGCATCTCGATGTAAGCTGCAATGAATCCACGATTGTAATTATCATTCGCTGAATCAATACCAGCACTTGCTGACAGAAGTTCCTTAGCATCCTCTACTCGAATCTGACAAGCCTCGAAGAATGCTTTGGTCACAGGGTCCAAAGACCAGTTCTGGAAATCACTTAAAGTCATATGTTAATAGCTCCTTAGCCGGGTTTGTTTTTATTTGCTTCTTGTTGTTTCATCTTTTGTGCATGGGACATGGCTGCTGTGATCATCTTTAGACCACTGTGTGCTGCCTCTTGTTGCATCCCTTGCTGTGCTGCTCTTGCCTTCAATATGCCCTCAACGTTCTTGCTTTGAGCATCCTGTTGTGCAGACAAGGCTTTCATCTGCAAATCTTGCTGCATACCTGCTGAGCGAAGTTGTGCTTCTCGCTCCTTAATCTGCATATCTTGTGATGCCTTCTGAGTCTCTAGTTGTGCTTTAGTCTTCATCAACTCAACCTTAGGATCAGGTTGTGGAGGTGCGGGCTGTTTGATTGCTTTCTCAGCATTAGGAATCTCATGTGCATCTAGATACATCTGCGTTGCAAACATTGGATCAATAGTACCGAGTTGCAAGATCTGCATAACTGCTTGTGCCTTACCTTGCTTCTCTTGTGGACTGATTGCTGTAGGATCTGCTCCAGGGATAATATCCCCTTCCGGCCCCTCATAATCACTCTGTTGAACATTGTCATCCAACACAGCCAGATACTCTTCTGGATTCATATAAGTCTTATTGAGCTTATATATCTTTCGGAACTCCTTAGCGAGAGAACGGTAGATACGTTTGTAAACCGCTGTGAATACTTTCATCCCCTGATCGATAGAAGCCATCGTGGTAGTAGCCGGAGTGTTTTGTCCAGGCATCTTACCAGTCATGATTTCTGCAACAGAGGCCAACTCTTTACCAGACTTCAGAAGAAGTTCTAGCAGTTGGAACAATACTGCGCTAGGTTCTCTGACAGGCAAAGGGAAGAGTTGTTTCTTAATATCATCTCCAGTACCATTCACAGTTTTCCACTCACCGGGTTGGAACCTAGTCTCACCCATTTTAATGCGTAATCCCTTTCCAATAAAACCAGATTGAAGATTACTAAGTGATCCAGCATCCACCAATTGATTAATAATGGTATTAGCGGATTCATTAATGGGGCCAAGAAGACGACCAAATCCAATATCATAGAAACCCCCATCAGGGTTAGGTATAAAACTATATTTCGTATAGTATTGTACCGCTTCTATAGAGATGACTTTGTTCTTCTCGTCGATAACAACATCATCTTCCGTGAATCGCGGGACAATGCGTAGGACTTTATGCGTGGACTCTTCAAGAGTCACAATGTATGGTTCAGAATAACCATCATCGTCTAGATCAAGATAGGTATGCTGTTCTAAAATCGTGTAAGGCGTGGTAACATCATCCGTGTTGTCCAGTTGAAACGATCGGTTTACTGTAACACTTGATGCATCCCATGCCTCACCCGGAAGATCCAACTTAATATCAGCATATACTTTTCTATTCTGACGTTCTTTTACCTGACGCCTTGTTAGAAACAACACTTCCGTTACTCGCTCTGCCTCTTCCAAACTACGACATGTATTATTAACTACAAGGTATTTGGGTAGGACAAGCTTCGAGCAATTTCTTTGTTTATTTGCTTCCCAGTAAGTTTTCTTAAAACAGGTACCAGCAATCGGTAAGGAGATGAGAAGACGATCCATATCCTCTTCCCAATCTTCCATCTCATGCATGACTTGATTGGACATATGAATAGAGACACGCTTGGCCCTCTCTGCTTTTGTTCCATCTAGATCACGCCCAATTATTTGACACTTAACTACATCACCAAGAGCGGGGACTAGTGCAGGGTAGGCTCTAGCTGCAAACTGCATAGCAGCAGTTGCAAGCAATGGGAATTTAATATTAGCAGCATTCGGCCAAGGGAAGGTTTTTTCATCTGAGATCTGTAGGGCTAGTTTAGTCCACGAGGTCAAATCCTTTTCCCAAGGACGACGAGATTCCATATCTGTATCATAACCCTCATGGGCTACAGTACCAATGTGGAGTAGAGTTTCTTCACTCAAGAGATCGACAACATTACTGGCTTCTAGGATTGCACTAATATCCAGTGCACTCTGATCTTCCAGTGTCGAACTGATCTCCCTCTCGCTGCTCGTCATAGTATTCTTCATCTGCTAGGTCATCCTTAGTTGGTGCTTCTATAAGTTTATCTATCATAAGCCCAAGGTAAGCCATAGTATCTACTTGGTCATCATGCTTATCACGAGGGAAGCGCATAAGCTCATCCTCTAATGTTTGATACCAATCAGCATTCTTGTCAAACTTAACGGCACCTGCTCGCATACGTGCTTGTATGGAACGCGCTCTTGTTTGTTTATCTTGTCCGTGTGGCTTTAATGGGATTATGTTAATATACGTATTCTGTTCTACCATTGCCCTATTAAGGAATGGGCCAACAGCCTTAGTGATCTGTGTATCTTCTATACCGAATGCGTAAGGATTGTATGTACGTTGTAATGCAAGCATGGTCTGGACAATCTCCAAACCATCCATACGATCCCGAATAACATTCTTAATATGTAGGATACCATCCTCATCCATACCCCCAACGATTAGCACTGTATAGTCAGCACGCTCTTTCTGGGATATAGCAAAGTCACCTGCGATGTAATAGTTAACATGCTTCTCTTTATCTGCATCCCGTAACGGGGAGAAGTCACTCTTCTTAAAATACGTGTTACCATCATCAATGGGATAGTTGAGATACTCTTGTGAGTAGACATCAGCAAGACCCCTATCTACATAGTCTTGTCTAATCATCTTAAACTCTTCGGCTGACCTACGTTCAGGCCATAATACCTCAGCAAAGTCTACACTGTGTGCCCGATATTTAATAACATTCCATTGACTTGCTTTTCTTTTTGTGTACATCTTGAGAGGTTCGTGTACAGTGAGTTTATCATTTTCGTTTGGCATTAAGCCTTCTAGAAATGAGTCCATATGCAGGATTGTCCCAACAATACGGAAGATGCCATTCTGACTTCTACAAGGAATCAGCGCACCGTAGACCCAACGTTTAAACTTCTCACGTCTCTCTTTGTTCATAACAACTTCGTCATTCTCAAGGTCATCACAGACAATGAGATCTGGTCGTGCCCCATTCCATAACATACCCCGTAGCTTTTGTTCACTACCCTTAGCTATGATACGAAACTTCTGTCCGTCTGCGAACTCAACAATAATGTCTGTAGCGGAGTCTTTCTCAAACTTCACTATTCCCTCTTCGGTAGTCTTAATACCGAACAACTCTATAATGTCTTTATTCTCTTGTAGCTCTTGGGTTATCTGTCCTAAGAACATAGCTGCCTGTGCTTCCGTATCTGATACCAAGAGGACGAACTTTCGTTCCCTGAATAAGATACAAGCTAAGACATAGCTCAATGAGATTGACGTAGATTTGGCGTGTCCGCGTGGAGCAGCGATCGCAACAAACTTGCTATCAGAGCAACACATATCCCACATCTCTTTGTGGAAGGCTGGTATCTTAGAGGAACCGTCGAACCCCTTCAATAGACAGCTACCTACAAACCCCTCAATAACTTGAGAGGTTAGTTTAACTTTCACGTTTAGATTTCTCCGACTTCATACTACCATTCTTGTTCCTGCTGAAGCTACGATTAGATCCAGGAGATTGTACAAAGAGGTTGGCTAGGGTGTTCTTACCCCCACGCCCAACTGCCTTCTTATGTCCAATATCACCTTTAATACTAGTAGCCTTGACACCCTTCTTTGCAGCTACCATAGCCCTAGCCCCATTACGTTGTGCCCTATCCTTAACACGACTCTTCTTCTTGGTATGTTCCCAATTAAGTTCTTTTTTATAGTCGCGTTTTCCGTTGGTCATGAAGGGCATGGTTAACTTAAGTTCTTAAGCTTGTACAAAGTCTTCATATAAACAGCTTGAAGTTCTTGTAGAATATTATCCAGGGATGCAAGATCTTTCGTAATCTCTTCACAGTTGTTATTCATCCAGATGAGTTCTGCTGAAATGTGCTTGACAATGTCTTCTGGTTGCTCTCCACACTCTTGTTCAATACCTGAGATGAGACCAAATGTACCTTGGTAAGCTTCAACCAGCTTATCAATACCATCAATAATCTCTTCGTAGAAATCCCCAAGGGCTACGTGCATTGCGTAACTCTTAGTACCCCAATGAGCAACATGAGCATACCCACGTGTAGCAAACACCTTAGCAATAAGTTCTTTAATCATTCACTACTCCATTAGTTACGATGTACTCACCCTCGATAGCCTCATTGATCAACTTCTCTTCTGGAAGTTTCTGACCAGCCATTACGGCAAACTGTTCAGCCAGTTTAAGTAATCTATCTGCTTGTCCAAGGTCGCTTGCTTTAATATTCGTTGGCTGCTTTCTAATGAGTTGTCGCTTGTCAAACAAGCCTGACGCCACTCTTTCCAAGTCTCTAGCCTTGAGAGGTACCTTGACCAGTCGTCCTGTTTTTTGATCGTACTGATAATCCCCTTGCTCCATTCTATCCATGATAAGATCTAAAGCTTTGTCGATAACCTTAGACATCTTGTTATCAGCTTTCTGACCATCACCTGACTGGATAGAAGATACAAGCTCACTCCACCAAGGTTTTTCTTTCCATTTCTTTACAGTGATTAAGGGGATGTTACACACCCTACTAGTCTCTGCAAGATTACCTAATGCTAGGTATGTAGTGACAACTTCGAGTTGTTTCTTTTCAGACCAATGACCTGCCTGATGTGGTTGTGTCTTCTTATTCTTTACATAAACCCAAGTACCCATAATATCTCCTTAGTGTGTCTTCACTGGCATTCAGACACAGGTATGTGTCTATCTATACAGATAGTATATCATATAAAGATAGAAGATGTCAATCTTTTTATTAAGATACAGTGTATAAATATATTTACAAAAATGTGTTGACATTAAAGATAAGATGTAGTACCCTAATATTAATATATATATATAATTATTAGTTATAT